CACCATGCTAATATTCGTGATATTAGCGGCGTTAGATATATGAATTGTGGTGATTGGGTAGAATCATGTACCGCCTTGGTAGAGAACCATAACGGTACATTTGAAATAATTAAATGGAATTGAAAGTACTATACTTTCTTCTCTTTCTTGTCTGGCTCTTGCTGGGGCTTATTCTCTGGTACAGATATGGCCCCATCATCTATTTTGATAGTCTCGTGATGATGCTTGGCTGCTAGTTCTTCTGCAGCTTTAACTTGTTTATCAGCTGCTTCTAGTTCACGCTTTTGTGCTTTTGCTGCAGTTTCAACATCATGCAAATGTCTTTCAGATTCAATTTCTTTACCACGTAACTGTAGAACAATATTAATTTTTTGATTCAAACGAATTAAATCATTGTCTAGCATACGTATACGGTCTATGAGAGCGATAAGTACAGTGCTTGCTTCGCTTGTAACTGGTTTGATTTCTTTGGTTGCCCATGTCCATACGTAGTAGATCATATAACCCATACCACCAGCGGCTACAATAGGGAATCCATATTTGTTAATTAATTCTGCTATTCCACCCATTTATCAATCCCTTCTAGCGTCGTTTTTACCATCAGCACGTGCGATACGATCAACATCGGGTTTCACACCTAGTGCATTTGAAACCAAAGTATCAATTCTGATAACATCATGGTTCATTGTTTTGACTCGATTATCTAATGCAGTAATTATGCCTGATAGTCCTTTGACTGCACTCATAACACCTGCAAGAATAAATTTCATTGTTAGGAATACGAAGTATCCACCAGCACATGCTGCTGCTATTGGAAACCCGACTTCTGCGACTAATTTAAACCATTGATCCATATAGCACCTTTTTTTAGTTGACTATTCAACACATATATAGTATAATCATATTTAGAAGTTTTAGGAGAGCTCATGATTAATTCAGTACTAGTAACAAAGAGAAATGGCACCCGAGAAAAACTTGATCTCAATAAATTTCATAAAGTGGTTGCTTGGGCGTGTGAAGGTATTAATTCAGTTTCTGAATCAGAAATTGAGCTCAAATCTCATATTCAGTTTTACGACGGCATCAAAACATCAGACATCCAAGAAACTTTGATCAAGGCAGCTGCTGATCTTATCAGTGAGGATACTCCTGGGTATCAGTATGCTGCTGGACGCTTGATCAATTATCATCTAAGAAAGCAGGTTTATGGTGACTATAATGTTCCTACTCTCGTTGCTCATATTGATCGCGTTATTGACGCTGGATACTATGACAGTTCTATTAAAGAATGGTATTCTATTGACGATATGGTTATTCTTAATTCTTATATTGATCACAAACGAGACTTTTCTATCGCTTATGTTGGCATGGAGCAGTTTCGTGGCAAATATTTGATCAAGAACAGAGCTACTGGTCATATTTACGAAACACCGCAGTTTGCGTACATGCTGATAGCAATGGTGCTATTTCGCAATTATCCAAAGGAAACTCGCTTAAAGTGGGTAAAGGATTTGTATGATGCAACATCTACTTTTGAAATTTCGCTGCCGACTCCTATTATGGCAGGTCTCCGCTCGCCTCAGAAACAATTCTCTTCGTGCGTCCTTATCGAGACAGATGACAGCCTTGATTCAATCAATGCTTCAGCTTCCGCAATTGTTAAGTATGTGTCTCAAAAAGCTGGCATTGGTATTAATGCTGGTCGTATTCGTGCTCTCGGCTCTCCCATTCGCGCTGGTGATACTACTCATACTGGCGTTATCCCATTTTACAAGCACTTCCAATCCGCCGTTAAGAGCTGCAGTCAAGGCGGTGTACGAGGCGGTGCAGCGACTCTTTACTATCCTATCTGGCATTTGGAAGTTGAGGACTTACTAGTTCTTAAAAATAATAAAGGCACAGAAGATAATCGTATTCGTGGTCTTGACTACGGTGTTCAATTTAACAAGGTGATGTATGAACGACTTCTTTGCGGAGGTAATATCAGCCTCTTTTCGCCCCATGATGTTCCTGATGTTTATGATGCTTTCTTTGTGGATGTTGATAAGTTTCGCACTTTATACCTCGCTGCAGAAGCAGATACAACAATCAGAAGAAAGTCAATCCCAGCCGTTGAACTCTTTTCAGCTTTTATGCAAGAGAGAAAAGACACAGGAAGAATTTATCTGCAAAATGTAGATCACGCAAATGACCACGGAGCGTTTATTAAAAAACTAGCACCTATTCATATGTCTAATCTTTGTTGTGAAATTACTTTACCAACCAAGCCACTAAATGATATTAATGATCCTGATGGAGAAATTTCACTATGTACACTAGCTGCTATCAATTGGGGCAAGATTCGTGATCCTGCTGATTTTGAACGTCCTTGTACCCTTGCCGTTCGTGCTCTTGATGAATTACTTGACTATCAAGACTATCCAGTCCTTGCAGCCAAAAACTCTACAATGGCTCGTCGTCCTCTTGGAGTTGGAATCATTAATCTTGCTTATTGGCTCGCTCGTAATGATCTTTCATATCAGGACATTGATCATGACGGGTTAAGTAAGCTTCATTCGTTTGCGGAGGCTTGGTCATATTATCTAATTAAAGCATCAGTTGATCTAGCGGAGGAAAAAGGTGCGTGTCCGAAAAGTAATGAAACCAAGTATAGTCAAGGTGCGTTCCCCATACACACCTACAAGAGAGAGCTGGACGAAATCGTATCGCCTACGTATCGGATGGACTGGATTTCGTTGGGCGCTAAGGCGTTACGAGTTGGCATCAGAAACTCAACGCTCATGGCTCTCATGCCATCAGAAACATCAGCACAGATTAGCAACGCAACGAATGGTATCGAACCGCCAAGATCGCTTGTATCAGTTAAGCAGTCAAAGGATGGTGTTCTTAAGCAGGTTGTACCTGAAGTCCGCAAGCTTAAGAAAAAATATGACCTACTTTGGGATCAAAGCTCCCCCGAAGGTTATCTCAAAATCTGTGCAGTATTACAGAAGTTCATTGATCAAGGAATATCCGTTAACACCTCGTACAACCCTAAGTTCTACGAAGATGAAAAGATACCGATGAGTGATATGATTGGACATCTGTTGATGTTCTATAAGTACGGTGGAAAGCAGCTATATTATTTCAATACCAATGATGGTGCTGGTGAGTATGAAGAAGCACCTTTGGCTGCTGGCGTTGTTGAAGATGAGGATTGTGAGTCATGCAAAATATAAATGATAGAATCTATCAAGATATGAAAACTATGATTGATTCAAAATATAATGATAAGTATTTTGTTCATAGAGTCATTAGGTTTCTTCGCGATTACCCTGAAAGAGCACCAGACTATATAGATTTTGTCGGTGATGATTGGGAAACAAGGAATATAGATGAGCAACACAGTCACACAACTTAACCCACCTATACCTTTGATGACTCCAAAAGGTAGAGCTGTAGCACATTTTCTTATTGACTATGGTGTAGAACACGATCTTATGTGGGTATGTTTTCAGGATGATACGGGCGAATGCTGGACTTGGGAGAACGCCTATATACGAGCGAGAGTTAACGAAACTATAGGTAGAAGAAAAATGAGCAGCATAGATGTATAGTGTATTTGATTCAAATAACAAGAAAGATGCAACACAGGTAAGAGCATTCTTTGATGATGCTCCTACCATCGCACGTTACGATAAGCAAAAGTATGCTTGGATCGAGAAGCTAACTGACAAACAGCTTGGTTTCTTCTGGCGTCCAGAGGAAGTGGATATCTATAAGGATGCGAAGGATTTCAAGGAGCTAACTGTTCATGAGCAACATATATTCACGAGTAATCTTAAAAGACAAATACTCCTTGATTCTGTCCAAGGAAGAGCACCAACAGCGGCATTTGGACCTATTTGTTCGCTACCTGAGCTTGAAACCTGGATCACAACTTGGGCTTTTTCAGAAACCATACACTCTAGATCATATACACACATCATACGAAACATATACCCCAACCCTTCTAAAATTTTCGACGAAATTACTGACATCCCAGAGATCATAGAATGTGCAGGTGATATTAGTAAGTATTATGATTATTTGATTGCTTATAACAATGCATATGCTGATTCATATAATACATTTATGGGTAGTGATATAACCCAAAATACTATCATATATGATATGCGTCATAAAGAACATAAGAAGGCTCTTTGGTTGGCTCTTATGTCTGTTAACGTACTTGAAGGAGTTAGATTCTATGTATCTTTTGCATGCTCATGGGCATTTGCGGAGGTCAAAAGGATGGAAGGTAATGCGAAAATCATTAAGTTTATCGCTCGTGACGAAAACTTGCATCTCGCTGGAACACAACAGTTACTCAAGGCGTTACAGAAAGAGGATGAAGACTTCGCCCAAATTGCGAATGAAACAAGAAATGAATGCGTCAACCTATTTGTGGGCGCTGTTGAGCAAGAAAAGGCATGGGCAAGTTATCTATTCAAAGATGGGTCGATGGTTGGTCTCAACGAAGTCTTACTCAGCGAATATATAGAGTGGATTGCCAATAAGCGTATGACAGCCGTTGGTTTGCCTACGCCTTATAAGGGAGGTAGCAATCCGCTTCCGTGGACACAAAAGTGGATTTCTGGTTCAGAAGTTCAGGTAGCTCCACAGGAAACTGAGATCACCAGCTATGTGAATGGTGGTGTGAAGAAAGATGTTACAACTGATACTTTTAAGGGGTTTAGTCTATGAAACAGTGGTTATATAATGGATGGTGTATTTTTAAAGAGTGGGTTCTTTTCAATTATTGGAAATTTTTCTCTGATAAAGATGACGCAGAAGAGCTTTTAAAACTTTATCGTTTAAAGCGTTGGGAACAACGTGCTATGAAGGCGTATGTTGATTATCTCGATGAGCATGGAGAAGAACTTAGGAAGTACGAGGCTGAAAGTTGGTACGTTGGTACAATCAATCCTGAAAAAATGATGAATGCAACTTTAGAGAAAAAAAATGACTGACGATTATAAGCAAAAATACGATGAGCTTATGAAGCGTTGTGCTGAGTTTATGCAGGAGTTTGCACCACCATCTCCTTATGAACTTGGTTTCAAAGCTGGTTGGGAAGAAGCTAGAAAACAATATGATAAAACTTATGTTCCTGATACTACCAAGCAGGGACCAGCAAGAACAATGGATCTTCAGTGGCCAAGAGATAAAATGGCATGGCCATGGCCACCGACAATGGTACCAACAATACCATTCCAAGCTTGTGGCGTTTGTGGTATGGGAGATATAAATAAGGCCATGGGATATGTTTGTAATAATCCACAATGCCCTACAAGAGTAACCTGCACCTCAACAACAGGAACAACAACATGATCACATGTCAAGAATGCGAAGCAGAGTATGAGATTGTACATGACTCTGTTTCAGAACCAGAATACTGTCCATTTTGTTCAGCTAAACTTAGATATGAAGAAGATGAAGAAGAAGTTGGAGAAGACGATTGGTACCCTGATCCCTGAGTGACTAAATATCGGGAGGAGGACTCCCGATGTGGTTTTATAATGGTGAATATATTGACAATCCAGGCGATTATGTAGGGTTCGTTTACATAATAACAAACCAAACCAATGGAAAAAAGTACATTGGGAAGAAAAATTTTTACTTTTCAAAAACCAGAACCGTTAAAGGCAAAAAGAAACGATTCAAAGTCGAGTCTGATTGGCAGGATTACTACGGCTCCAATAAAGAACTGGCTGCTGATGTTGAAAAGTTAGGTAAAGAAAACTTCAAAAGAGAAATTTTAAAGCTATGTAATTCCAAAGGAGAATTTGGATATTACGAGGCTAAATACCAATTCGATAAGAATGTTTTAGAATCCGATGAGTATTATAATACTTGGATTATGGTAAGAGTGCATAAAAAACATTTGACTTTTTTAAAAAATAAGGTATAATAATAATTGAGCCCATGTAGCCCAATCGGCAGAGGCAGGAGACTTAAAATCTCCAAAGTGTCAGTTCGAGTCTGACCATGGGCACCAAATTAACAGGAGTATATAATGGCACATCCTCATAAGAATCGTCCTCGTAAAGGACGTCGCAAGATCGGGTCTAAGAAGCGCAAGGCTCGTC